CTTTACTTCGTCGATTATACTACGATCAAGATAATTGTACAACAATGCTGGGCGTTCTAACTCTTTTGGATTGGGCATACTACTGTGTAGTACACGGCAGTTATAAAATAATAGTGATCCACGTGGCATATCTGGCTGTATAGCATTCTCTTTAAACCAGCGATCATATGTACCACTATAACATTTGTCAATTTCAAAGTCACGTTTTTGACTATATGGAACTAATCCAGTGCTGCCACTATCTTTATCAATATCATCTAGTGAAATAATACATTGTATACCTAATAATCTTTTATCAAAATTATATTTGCTAAATCTATGTGGGGTATCAACATGAGGATTAATAAACGTACTGCCAGCACTAATAGTTACAGTATCATTAGCATACATATTTAAATTTGTGAAGTGCGTTTGTATAATAGGATCGACTAATTTTTGTATAGCCTGCGCTTCGGGCATGTGATCGACTGTTTGACTCCACCATACACTTATGTTTTCTAAGTTTTTAATATCATCACGTTCGGCGTATTTTTTATCACTACTGATAGCACGTATAGGATATAGGTCTTTAAGACGTAATAAAAAATTGCTGATTAGTGTGCGTGGAATAAAGCCAGGCAATACCTTATACCCTTCACCCTCAATTAATACATTTTTATAATCGTTTAAACGCATTAGTAACCACCAGCACGTAATAATTCTTTGACTTCTTTTAGCATATCATTGTGACGTTTGAATCGTATAGCCCATTGCTCTGGCTGTATATATTCAAGTATCATTTTGACTTGTGTTTCATCTAGTTCAGATAAGAATTTAGTCCCGCTTTCGCTATGATACAACATCCAAGGACTAATTTTGCCCTTAGTTATATTATAACAAATACGATTACTATTACCATATCTAAAGATATCCTTGGTAGGTATGCCATCTAGTTTTGCTAACTCTATTGTAGACTCAATACTACGTGCGATTGCATCTAGCGGATCTTCTTCTTTAAGATGTGTAACAATAAAATCAGTATAGGATTTGTCCGTAGCCCAACGATCAACACTTACCTTATTCTTAATAAGATAAGTTGCGAATTTGCCTACATTAATTACGTGTGCATCAACACAATAGTGACCAAACTTTACAAAGGCTGTGTAGTATGCGCTCTTTACAAAGTCAATATACTCACGCTTTTTCTTACCTGCTGTATTCTTTTTATAAAATTCTAACCAGGTATTATAGCCAATAACATTACCTTTGAGATCGCGCTGCTCAAATCGTCGCTTCGTTTCACAACTGTGGGCAAGCATACTTTTCTCTCTGACGAATTCCTTCTCACAGAATTCACAAATATGCTTAATTGCCTGAGTCTCTTTCGTAACTTTGGATTTCTTCATCAGTAAGTAATTCATTTAATAATTCAATCTCATCATATTTAAGATGTGGATACTTTTCAGCAATATAGCATTTACGATGTTGCTGTTGGGTATACAATTTAGATATCTCATCAATCAACTCCTGATCGACGTTGGGATGTATCTTTGAAAAGTATTTTTTCACATCTTCTAAATTTGCTTTGTTTTGTAATTTAACTACCTTTGGTGTTAGGTTAGGTAAGAATTCACGATATTGTTTGCCTTTGCCTATGCTTGCAGCACACAATAATAACCATTGTAGTTTGTCATCATTTCTAACTGCGTCATCAAGGAAGTTATAGTTAGCAATACGATTTACACGTTTTAAATTGGCTACTTGATGTGTGCCCTTTACATATGAGGCCCACAGTAACAACATATATCCAGGAAACTTACTTTGTTGTTCGGCAGTAAGTCTGTCATAATAACCATAGTCCTTACGATCCATGGCTTCAAGTGCTTCAAACAAATTAAAGTCTACATTTGTAAACTTTTCGTCAGTGGGTGTCTTTGCTTTCGCCATATAGTTCTACTATAGCACCAGGTCCCCATACTTTGACAGCATAATCTTCAGCGAGTTCACGTTCTTCAAATAACATGGGCTGAAGTTGAAACTTACTATCACCAATAGTAACCCACATCCAATCAGTATACTCACCATGATGGTCTAATGCGATTGGAACTTTGATACCGTACTTCATTAAAACACCTGATTGTAGTCAACTACTTCACAATTGCGACTAATTTCTTTTACAAAATATACGCAAGGAGGTTTAGTACTATCGTTTAGTGGTACGCACAAGAATTGTCCATTACGTAATCGTGGGCTGTACCATGTCACATCATTATAGATATCAAGTATCTCTACAGTTTGAAATGTAGGGCTAAACGCACTTAATGGATTGTATTCAAACGCACTAAAGCCACGATCATTGAGACTGCTCAATGGCAATGTTTCTAAATCGCCATATTCCTTTTCACCGATTAGTATTTGCCAATCCAATGGCATCTTAATCTTATGCTTGCCAATCTTTAATACAAGGGCAGGACTGTTAAATGATTCCAAAAAGATTAATGGAATATAATGATAATCTACACTCTGCGGATTACTGTTATCCAGTATAGCAAAACGCATGTCATCTATTTCTTCTGGCAGTGTTTCTAAGTTATAGGCTATGTTATCTAATGTTAATATACGCATGTTGTAATTTTACTACGATCCGTTTTAATAGTCAAGTTTCTCAAGTGTAAATGGATACTTTGCTTCCTTGTAGTAAGCCTTTCTTTGAGTCAAGTGACGTTTGGCAAATCTACAATCACTAGTGATATCCCAAATTTCTACGTGATCCTTGTCTTCCGCTTTTCTAATACCGCGTCCAATCGATTGGATAACTCTGACAAATGACTTGCCGGGCTCAATAAGAACAAGATTGAAAATGCGAGGGAGATTAATACCCACAGCAGCAACTCCATAAGTGGCAACAATAATTTTACCAGTGCTAGTCTTAACTTCGTCATATTCTTCTTTACGCTCCGTAAGTTTTGTTTCACCACTAATGAATACGCTATCTTTTAAACGTGATGTGAGTTCTCTACCTGCATTGACACGATCAACAAGCACAAGTGTATTACCGCTATCTTTAATCTTATCTATAAGTTGGGCTATCTTATCTAATCGTTCACCATGCTCAAGCAAATGTTTTAGTTCGCTTTGATAATTGCTAAACTCAACACCATCTTTCATTTGTATAATGTTGACATGACACTGAGCAAGCACACCCTTTTCTTGTAGCTCGGCGGCGCTGAGTTTACCAATTACAGGTCCTAATGATACTAACAATGACACTTGTTCATATAAACTTTTAGGTATAGTTCCAGTTAATCCCCAACGTATAGGAATCTGACTGAATGGGCCTGTCAATAATTGCTTTAATGCATCAGCCTTGGCCATATGCACCTCGTCTACCATAACGCAAACAACATCTTCAATAAACTCTTTGATGTTGACTTCTGCTTCGCCTGACTTAGTATTCTTCAATAGGTTGTTTAGACTCTGCCAAGTGCAAATTGTATGCTGTTTGTTATACTCTTTACGATCACCAAAGTATACACCAACGTCAAGTCCTAGATTAATATAGTCTGCTTCTGTTTGTACAACAAGACTCTTGTTGGGTACAATGACAATACTGCGCCCATATTGCTCTACACTCTTTGACAGAGCAGCAGTCATAATAGTTTTACCTGCACCCGTAGCAACTTCTTGTATGCATTGTGTATTCTTCAAAAAGTTATTGATGAGCTCTACCTGATAGTCACGTAATGTGATTGGTTCGCCTTCTTGCGTATGACCTTTAGGCCAAACCTTATCACTAAAACTATCTTCTTTAACCTCATCAAAACTATATGATGTTTGATACTCGCGTAGGTCTACAAGATCAATGTCATAGTTGTATTCTTGTAGTATGGGTACGATATCGGGTATCAGATTGATATATGTGCTACCAGCAAGGCTACAATAACTGACCTTACCATTCCAACGACCAAGACGGACAGCAGGCAAGTATCGTGCACCAGGTATTTCATGTTCAAACTTTTTCATCAATGCTCGTCTACAGTCTAATTCTAGACCTTCAATTTTGCAATTGACTTCATCCTTGATTATTATTTTGGCTGTAGTCATTTAACGTGCACCGGTCTGCTATTTTTAATTAATACTATTTTGGATGCTTTACCCGGGTTATATATAATGTGACTGTTTCTAAAAGATATTAGCACGGGCGCACTCGGCATTTCGTAATCATTATTAGAATTAGAGATAACTTCAATATCATTCTGTTTAAATTTATTCAATATTTCTTTGTAAAGACTGTCTCTATATAACGCAACACCCTCAATAGCCACTTTATTAATAGACAAGTCATGTAAAAAGTTAATTAATATATCAATTTCATCAATGTCTATATTATAAGAGTGTGAGGATGCAAATTTCTGTGCTTCTGTGCTTAACAAATATGTTTCAATATTAACGCCGTGCTTACTTAATGCAAACAATGTTTTTGGATTATCATTTAATTCTGCTGATATTACATTATGCAATGCTTCATTGATAGCAGCGATATAAAAATTGTCTCCTACTTTTACCAGTGTGGGATTCCAATAACAGTTGTCATATTGTTTAATCTCGTCTAATAATTTTTGTATGGTATCACAATATACAAACTCATTAAAATTTTTACTTACTAGATCCAATGTTTGCTTAAGATTATATGTGCTTAATTCCGCAGAGTACAACTTGCGTTTTTTATCCCATACTAAATTGCTATGACTTCTTTGTAGTGCTGAGATAAACTTTTTGCTAAAAGGATTTCTTACAGTGATTTCCTTATTATTGACTATGGCAACATATGTTTTAAGGTATTCAGGTAGCGTTTCAATAAGGGGAAATCGCCACGGTAAACTTTTAAGAATGTTTGGATTTAAATTATTGTTACGTAATTGTTTTTGGTATTTGTCAATTAGTTTATCCAATAATTTGCTTTGCCCAGAAGTAACATTACGATCTCCAATAAATTTTGAAAGATTATTAAAAAACAAATAATCTTGACGGCTTACATGAATGTAGCCTTTAATTAGATATTGTACAAGTTCTTCTTTGACTAGCATCATAATATTCTAGTACATCCTAGATTTATATAAGAAAAGTTTATAACAATATGAAAAGCAATTCAACTACGACGGTAAACTAAATTGTTAATGGGCAATGAATTAGATTCACTTATATTAATGGGTTTTCTATAACAATAACTTGTTCTTTTTGGGTTGATGAGCCCGGTCAATTCTGTGTTAAAAGCCACAGTATATCTTGTATCCCTTTCTTTATGAATGTTTAAATAATGATTTATATAACTAGGCCAAATAAGTAACTTTCCTGCTTTTGGAACGCTATTATAAATGTAATTAGTTTTTTTGATTACATCTCCGTAATAATTTACAAAGTTTTGGTAAAAGGGATCCTCAATTTCAAAAGTTGTTTCAGATCCTTCATGAGTAGTGACGTAATAAAGTCCACTAAACATAGATAATGAATGATTATGTTTATTTCCCATTTGACCAAAAGTTGTTTTTACTACCCAAGAATCACTAATTTCCAAAGTGCCAAACTCAAAATATTTTTTAGATACTAAGTGTAAGCATTCATCTATCCAATCATGTAAAGGTTTATGATAAAAAAATGTAATTTTGTTATTACCTAAATCTCGATACCCATTAGTACTATAATTTTTGCCCATTTTATTTACTGGGCCGTTATCTACGTAAGACAAGTTAGAATTTATAATTTCATTAAAGGTTGATTGGCAAACATGATCATCACTATGAAATTCAAATATTTCATTATTGGCAATTTGTATAGATTTCATAAAAGTATTTACGGTTATTAAAACTTCAAAAATAAAAAGAAAGAGCCCCTTGCGGGGCTCTCGCCTTGAGCGGGTAACGGAGTGAGTATCAAGCCCGCTTCATAACAGTACTCTCAGCCAGCATACGCCAGTTGTCGGGACTAATCTTGACCAGATCAGCAATCTTGAGAGCCATACGCATACTCAACTCGCGCAGTCGGGCCTTGTTGTCCCACATGAACTGCAACACCTGGTCTTCCAAATCAGTTTCAAACTGATAGTCACGGAACAGACCACCGTTCGCGTCACGATGTACCTGCTTGATGCGCAACATCTTGTCACGCTCCGTATCAATAGTCAGATCCAAAAAGTGACAGCGTGACTGCAATGCCTCAAGATGGTCCTGCAACTTCTTAGATTTCAAGTGATCAAACTTGATGTTAGTGATGAAGATCACCGAGCCATTGAAGTCAAACGCATCAGGGATGCCTTCTCGGCGAAGCATACTTGAATCACTATTCCAGTAAATACGCCGACGCTTGCCACTGTCAAGTGCAGCCTTGAGAATGTTGAGCGACAGATCGTCCATGAGAATGCTATCGCAATCGTCAAACACCAATACGTGATTTTTGTCACTATGCTTAAACAATGTAGCATAGAGACCAAGTGCCGTCATAGCACCCTTGATCACCTCATACTTGAGTGTACGATTAGCAAGACGATCAAACATCGACGCCTTTTCTAATTGCTGCTCAACACCAAACGACTTGCCGACACCGGGAGGACCACTGACGATCATAGCGCGAATGCCACCGTTCGTAGTCGCACGTGCCATTTCATCAAGCACCGCAAAACGTGTAGCAATACGATCCATAGCCTGCTCGTCAGTCTCCTGAACGACAGGTGCTGTGACAAACTGAGTCACCTCTGCGGGCGCCTCGCCACCAATGAACTCGTAATCGTGTTGATCCTCAACCTTAATGCGAATCAACGAACTCTGATTCGGGAAGAGACCACCGTTCTCAACAGTAATCCACTTTCCCGTCTTACCACTCTGAAGTCCCTTAACCAACTTAAACTGGGTATTGATCACAGGGACATTGCGATACGACCCACTCTTAACAAGAACAACTGACATAAAACACTCCGTTAGTGAATAATCAATCAACTATACTAGTATACGAAAAATCGTACCCTAGGTCAACAACTAAAAGGCGTTA